CTATTAGGGTAAACCCTAGGTAGCCTAGCTTGGTGCAGCTAGGCCCTAATCTGAGGGCATGGGGGGGGGTAGGACCGGGGGGTACCGGTCATATGTGCAGGAGGTATCACGAACAATTTTTTTTCTTTTATGGAATCCGCAAACAGCCCCCTTGTTTTTTGATTTTTATTTTTTGCAAAAATGTTTTACACTCACGCTTATGACATTCCTCAGCTTTCCCTACGAACCCCGTACGTTGCAAGCCACAGAGTCACGGCTCAAAGCAATCATGGACGCTGCGCGTCTTGGGCTTAAAGGCGACAGGCTCGCCATCGCCGCAGGCATGATGCCCACCGAGTACCGGCAACTGTGCCAGTTCGACCCCATCGTGGAGTACGCCGAACTCAAAGCTAGAACAGAGTCCGAGATGCAGATGAGCCAAGTGCTACACGCCGCCGCGCTCGAGGGCGACATCAAAGCAGCCACTACCATCTTGCAGAACCAGCACGACTGGGTAGCCAAGCAGCAGATCAACGTCGAGATCGACCAGCGCATCTCCATCAGCCAAGCGCTTGAGATGGCGCAGCAACGCACAGCCAAGGCCATCGAAATGGAAGCTCAAGATGTGAGCTACACCGAAGTCAAACAACCAACTAAAGAAAAGCAAAAAGCCGCCTAATGCAAGAACCCCGCTACTCCGCGCAAGACGAGATGGAACTCATGGCGCGACTGTGGGCGCCAGCCATTAAAGACAACCCCCTCGCGTTCGTGATGTTTGCGTTCCCGTGGGGCGAACCTGGCACACCGCTAGAACACTTCAGCGGCCCACGCAAGTGGCAGCGCCAGGTATTGCAAGACTTGGCAGACCACATCAAACGCAACGACGGCAAGATCGACTACGACGTACTGCGTCTAGCGATTGCGTCAGGGCGCGGTATTGGCAAGTCAGCCCTAGTCAGTTGGTTAGTGTTGTGGATGATGACCACCCGCATCGGGTCAACGGTCATCGTAAGTGCTAACAGTGAATCACAGCTACGCTCGGTCACATGGGCTGAGATTACCAAGTGGTCGTCCATGTCCATCAACACCTACTGGTGGGAGATCAGCGCAACCCGCGTCATGCCTGCCAAATGGCTGACGGAACTGGTCGAGCGTGACCTCAAGAAAGGCACGCGCTACTGGAACTTAGAGGGCAGGCTTTGGTCGGCTGAGAATCCTGACGCGTTCGCGGGAGTCCACAACTACGACGGGGTAATGGTCGTGTTTGACGAGGCATCAGGTATTGACGACTCCATCTGGGCGGTGACAAGTGGCTTCTTTACGGAGAACACACCGAACCGCTTTTGGTGTTGCTTTAGCAACCCACGGCGTAATACGGGCTACTTCTACGAGGCGATCGAGGGTAGCAAACGTGACTTTTGGCAATCGAGGCAAGTGGACGCTAGGGATGTCGAAGGCACGGACAAAAACGTCTACAACCAGATCATTGAAGAATACGGCGCTGATTCGTACCAGGCGCACGTTGAGGTCTACGGCTCGTTCCCCTCGGAAGGCGACGATCAGTTCATACCGTCAACGCTAGTTGACGAAGCCATGAAACGGGAAAAGCACAAGGACGATACCGCGCCCCTAGTGATTGGGGTAGACCCCGCTAGGTTCGGTTCGGACAGTACCGTAATTGCAGTGCGGCAAGGGCGGGACATCGTGGAGATCCGCAGGTTCAAGGGCGACGACACCATGACGGTGGTCGGCCACGTCATTGAAGCGATCGAGCAGTACCAACCCGCGGTAGTAGCCATCGACGAGGGCGGGTTAGGCGCAGGGGTTGTGGATAGGCTAAAGGAGCAGCGCTACAAGATCAGGGGTGTGAACTTCGCAAACAAGAGTAAGAACCCCATGATGTACGGCAACCTGCGGGCGCAGATTTGGGGGACTATGAAGGATTGGCTCAAGACGGCTAGCATCCCAAACGAGAAGATGCTCAAGACCGACCTCATCTCGCCAATGATGAAACCCGACAGCAAAGGGGCGATCTTCTTGGAAGGCAAGAAAGAGATGAAGGCTAGAGGACTCGCCTCGCCAGACAGTGCAGACGCCATCGCTTTGACCTTTGCGTTTCCTGTTGCACACCGCGAATATAAGGGTACAATTCGCAAATCATCGTACTCAAGTCAGGGCGCTGCCCTTAACTCATGGATGGGAAGCTAATGGCTACGAAGAAGCACGACAAACCGATCCCGCGTACTACCAAGGGCAAAGACGCCAACTACAAACCCACCGAAAAAGGTGCGGGTATGACTGCCAAAGGAAGGGCTGAATACAATGCAAAAAATAACGCAAATCTTAAACCGCCTGCTCCAAATCCTAAGAGTAAGGCTGATGCTGGTCGAAAGGCCAGCTTCTGTGCAAGAATGTCAGGAGTTGTTAAAAACGCCAAAGGCGACGCCCCGCGTGCGAAAGCCGCGCTCAAAAGTTGGAATTGCGGTAAAAAATAAGGAGAAAACTGTGGCTACTAAACCTGGATTGTATGCAAATATTAATGCAAAAAAAGCACGTATCGCTGCGGGATCTGGCGAAAAGATGCGTAAAGTTGGTTCACCTGGTGCGCCTACTGCGAAGGACTTTAAAGAATCAGCTAAAACGGCTAAACCCGTCAAGGCTGCGACTAAGAAAGGCAAATGATGCCACTCAAGAAAAGCACAAGCAAAGAGGCGTTTCGTCAGAACATCAAGGCTGAAGTGAAAAGTGGCAAACCAGTCAAACAGGCGGTAGCGATTGCATACGCAACCAAACGCGCTGCGGCTAAACCTAAAATGAAAAAATGAGCTTACAACCCCTATCCAATTGTGTTCTAATCAGGCAAGATATTGAAAAGTTATCTGACCTAATAGTTTTACCCCAAAATAAATTATTTAGCGGTATCATTGTGGCAGCGGGAGAAGGCAAAAAAAGTCCGAAAGGGCATATTGAGCCTATGAACGTCAAAGTCGGCGACCGTGTGCTATTCGGTGAGTTTTCCGGGCAAAAGGTTACCGTTGACGGCGAAGAACTGCTGATGATGCGCGAGCCAGACGTGATTGGAATATTACATGAGTGACCCAACAGGCATAAACAAGGTAGGTCAAGTAGCCAACGTAGGTAGTAATCCTACTGGCCCAGACGATCATCGCGACAAACTGGCTGAAATGCGTCATCGGTACACGATGGCAATTTCTGCGTACAGCGACAGCCGCGAAGATGAGCTAGACGACCTGCGTTTTATGGCGGGTAGCCCTGACAATCAATGGCAATGGCCTGCGGATGTACTGCAAACGCGCGGTTCGGTGCAAGGTCAAACGATCAACGCCCGTCCATGCCTCACAATCAACAAACTGCCACAGCACGTCCGTCAAGTCACGAACGAACAGCGTCAGAATCGCCCATCAGGTAAGGTTATCCCCGCGGATGACAAGGCTGACGTGCAAGTAGCCGCTATTTATGATGGTATGGTTCGTCACATTGAGTACCTGTCAGACGCCGACGTAGCGTACGACACCGCTTGCGAGAACCAGGTCACCTACGGCGAAGGTTACATTCGCATTTTGACCGAGTATTGCCACGACGACAGCTTTGACCAAGACCTTAAAATTGGTCGGGTACGCAACAGCTTTAGTGTGTACATGGATCCAATGTCCCAAGACCCTACGGGCGCTGATGCCTGCTGGTGTTTTATTACCCAGGACATGACCAAAGAGGAATATGAACGTGAGTTTCCTAACGCCGCGCCCATTAGTTCTATGTTGGCTAGCGGTGTAGGCGATCAGTACCTCAGCCAGTGGTTAGATGAGAACACCATCCGTATTGCCGAGTATTTTTATTACAAATACAACGATGCAACCCTGAATTTGTACCCTGGCAACGTCAGTTTGTTTGACGGATCGCCTGAAGATAAAGAAATGAAAACGATGGGGCTAAAACCCATCAAAAGCCGTAAAGTACAGCAAAAAACCGTGATGTGGATGAAAACAAACGGGTATGAAGTGCTTGAAGAACAAGAATGGGCAGGCAAATATATTCCTGTTGTACGCGTAATTGGTAACGAATTTGAAGTAGAAGGTCAGATTTACATATCGGGCCTTGTGCGTAACGCCAAAGATGCCCAGCGTATGTATAACTACTGGACTAGCCAAGAGGCAGAGATGCTTGCTTTGGCGCCAAAAGCACCATTTATCGGCTACGGCGGTCAATTTGAGGGTTACGAGCAACAGTGGAAAACTGCAAACACGACCAATTGGCCGTATTTGGAGGTCAATCCCGACGTAACCGATGGCATGGGCGCTGTTTTGCCTTTGCCACAGCGCGCACCACCCCCATTACCCCAGACTGGCTTGATTCAAGCCAAGATGGGCGCGTCAGACGACATCAAGTCCACAACTGGACAGTACGACTCGAGCTTAGGAGCCACAAGTAACGAACGCTCAGGTCGGGCTATTCTGGCACGGGAAAAACAAGGTGATACAGGTACGTATCACTATGTTGACAATCTGTCCCGTGCAATTCGTCACATCACCCGCCAACTCGTCGATATGATCCCCAAGATTTACGACACCGAGCGCATTGCTCGTATTGTTGGCCTTGATGGTGAAGTCGAAATGGTCAAGATTAACCCCGAACAGCCAGAACCAGTCCGGGAAATCCGCGACGAAGCGGGTATGTTGATCGAAAAAATATACAACCCAGGCGTAGGCACCTACGACGTAGTAGTTACTACTGGCCCAAGCTACATGACCAAGCGTCAAGAGTCCTTGGATGCTATGAGTCAGCTATTGCAGGGTAACCCCCAACTTTGGGCGGTTGCGGGCGATCTGTTTGTTAAGAACATGGATTGGCCTGGCGCTCAAGAAATGGCAGCTCGGTTTGCTAAGACGATTGATCCTAAACTGCTAGAAGATGGCGATAAAGACCCTGCCTTGCAAGCTGCTGAACAGCAAATGCAAGCAATGGGGGCTGAAATGGATCAAATGATGGCTATGATGGATCAATTCCAAAAGTCCGTTGAGGTTCAAGACCTAGAGCGTAAGAACTTTGAAGCTGAAATTAAGGCGTACCAAGCTGAAACCCAGCGGATTAGCGCTGTTCAAGCAGGTATGACTCCTGAGCAGATCCAAGACATTGTGATGGGTACTATAGCGGCGGCGTTAGATACAGGCGACCTTGTTGGTAACGAATTGCAGCGCGAACCCATTGAAATGCCTGAAATGCCACAAGAGCAGATGCCACCCGAGATGATGCCACCCGAGATGATGCCCCCCGAGATGATGCCCCCAGAACAAATGCCACCTGAAGGGATGATGCCACAATGAGCTGCGAAAAATTTATAGGAATGTTGTTTTTGGCACGGGATGTGACCCATTCGGCGCACCTTAACACCCGTAGCTACTCCAAGCACAAGGCGTTGCAGAAGTTTTACGAGAACATTATTGAACGGGCAGACGCGTTTGCTGAGGCTTATCAAGGTCGTAAAGGTTTAATTGGCCCGATTGCGCTAGCGTCAGCCAAAAAAACCAATAATGTTCTTGAATTTTTAGAAGATCAACTTGCCGAACTTGAAGTGATGCGTTACGATGTCTGTGACAAGACAGATGCGCCATTACAGAACTTAATTGACGGTATCATTGAGTTATATTTAAGCACTTTGTACAAATTACGCTTTTTAGCATAAGGAACCAAACATGGAACTTTTAAGACCCCTAGCCGACGCTGAATTCCCTGCCGCCTCTGCTGCCAGTGGCGCTGCGGCAGCTACTGTTGGCACATGGAACCAAGGGCCACAAGGCGTTATGATTTGGTCAACTGAACCCGTTTATGTGGCTGTCGGCGTAGGTGCTACGGCGACTAGCGCAAGTACACCAATCCCAGCATTTACCCCAATCCCATTTTTTGCACCACAAACAGGCTCAGGCGCTCCTTGGCGTGTTAGCGTGTTGCAAGTATCTGCGGCTGGCACTGTGTACGCTAAACCGATCAATATTCGATGAGCTTTGGTGTCGGCCTTCGCAACGGCGTAGCCCTTGGGCTAGGTAGTATTATTTCGCTTTTTTCAGGCTACAACGGTGACGTAGCGCTTAGTAATCTTGAAACCGAATCTGGTGCAAACCTCGTCCAAGAGGACGGCGGGTTTATTTTAGTTTAAGGATAAGGTATGCCAACAGTTACCCTTTCAATATTTGCTGGCGTAGGCGCTCAACTTTTTGACGATGCTGGAAACGTATTAACGGGCGGTAAAATTGTTACTTATGAAGCTGGCACAACTACGCCGCTTGCAACGTACACTTCTAGCGCGGGGGACATTGCACACCCTAACCCTATTATTTTAAACGCCGCAGGTAGAGTACCTACGGGCGAAATTTGGTTAGATTACGCGTATTTATACAAATTCGTTGTAACTACGGCTGACAACGTTTTAATAGCTACTTATGACAATGTTGGCGGTAGCTTTAACGCCTCGGCTATTATTGCTAATTTTACAGGTACGGGATCGCAAGTAAACTTTACTTTAGCATCAAACCCCGCTAGTGAAAACAGCACACAGGTGTACATTAACGGGGTGTACCAGCAAAAAAATACGTATTCTGTTGCAGGCTCTGTTATTACGTTTTCAGAAGCCCCGCCATTTACATCAACAATCGAAGTTAATTATGTTTAAAGGAATCCATCATGGCTGACGTTAAAATTTCAGGCTTACCCGCATCAACCGTACCTTTAGCGGGTACTGAAGTACTGCCAATCGTTCAAGGTGGCGTAACTAAACAAGTTAGTGTTGCAGATTTAACGGCAGGGCGCACAGTCACCGCCGCCACTTTTTCAGGTGCAGGAACAAGCCTAACAGGAACTGCCTCTGGCTTGACTGCTGGTAACGTCACAACTAACGCTAACCTGACGGGTGCAATTACCTCAGTAGGTAATGCCACTTCTTTAGGTTCATTCACATCTGCTCAACTTGCAACAGCATTAACAGATGAAACAGGTACAGGCTCTGCTGTATTTGCTACAAGCCCAACTCTGGTAACGCCTAATCTTGGTACTCCCTCTGCTTTAGTTGGCACAAACATTACTGGAACAGCCAACTCTTTAAACGCTGGTTTTGGCGTTAATCAGTCTTGGCAAGCCCCATCTAGGGCAGTAGGAGTTACTTATACCAATTCAACTGGCAAACCTATTGAAGTGGCAATATTAGTGACGTGTACTAGTGGCGCGTCAGCGCAAGGGTTAATAGTTAACACTGCAACTATTTATGCGGGCGCTGTTGCCACCGCAGGTCAGGCTACTGGTTTTGCTTTAACTGTGCCTAATGGCGCAACTTATGTAACAACAACAAACGTTGGAACTTTATCAATAGTATCTTGGGCGGAGTTAAGATAATGAAATTATTTAAAGACACAGAAAACAATGTATTTGCCTACGAATTAGATGGCTCACAAGACCATTTAATTGGCGATAAAACACCAATTACGCAAGAAGAAGCTGATGAAATTATTGCTAGCCGACCAGTAATTGAAATTCCATTAAGCCAGATTTCTAGGCAACAAGCATGACCACTCAAAAACTAGCACTTGAATCAATCTTAAGGAAACCATTATGGCTTTGACAAAAGTTTCTTACTCAATGATTACAGGTGCTATATCTAACGTGCTTGATTTTGGAGCTGATGATACTGGTGTCACAAGTTCAACGGCTGCGTTTAATTTAGCTAACGCCGCTGGAAAAGGAATTGTTATTCCTAAAGGTAACTATTTAATATCTACCAATGTAACTTTTACCGTACCTGTTCAAATGGACTTCGGCGCTATTATTACAGTGCCTAATGGCGTAACTTTAGCTTTTAATAGAGGCTTTGAAGCAGAGGCGTCAAAAACTTTCAACACTACAGGAACGGGCGTAGTTACGTTCAATCCTCAATACACAGTTGAAGGCTTTGCTGAATGGTGGGGGGCAGAAGGCGGGTCTACGACAGACTCTGGCCCAGCGATCAACGCTGCTATTGTTGCGTTATTAAAAGTACAACTGTTAGGTAAAGATTATTTTTCTAGTCAAACAATTAAAATACAACTCCCACACAGAGAATTGTGCGGCGTTGGCTATGCTTTCTCCGACACTACAGACCAGGTAACTCGTCTTTTAGTATTCGATGGTTCATCTACCGTAGTTCAAATTGGGCCTGACGCTCAACCGCCAGCAATTAATGATTTTCAACAGCAAAATGCGCTACGTAATATTTACATTGCAAGAGCCTCGGTGCCTGTAATTTCAAGCGCGTGTACTAGCGTTTTGGTTAAATTTACCCTTTTTGCACAAATTGAAAACGTAAAAGCTACCGAATCAATCTATGGGTTTCAATTTGCTGGCACTGTTTATACAAATGTCACAAATTGTCAATCTAATCGTGTTGCCTCTGGATCTGGCGCTGGTACAGACATTTGGTATGGATATTACATTAATGGGCTGCCTAATATTGGAGCCGCAGGTGGAAACGCGTCTGTGTATATTAACTACTGCACTGCTGGGTGTAATAACCCAGCTTTATCCGCGTCTGGTAGCGTAGGTTTTTATGCTGATAATGCGTTTTCAGACGTATTTATGGAAAGCCCAGAAACAGTTACTTGCACAACCTCTATAGCAATATTTGGAAATGCTAGCCCATTGTTGCCCGCATCAAATGTGAATTTCATGGTAAAAAATCCTATCAGTGACCAATTTAGCGAATTTGGCATTTATGTCCGCGATGCTAACGAATACGGCTCAGTTGCAATTAATGGGGGATACTATGGGCCAAAAGCAGGCGCAACAGCGTGCGTTTTTATACAAAATAGCGATGGCTCTGTCCGTGTAGACGGAGGACAATTTGTAATGGTTGGCGCTCCAACTACTGTTGGTATTGGGTTACTTAATGCAAAAAACGCAATTATTGACACACCGCAAATTTTAGAATGTAGCACCGTGGGCATAGACGCAACTAACGCCGTTAGTTGTTATTTAACCCCATTTTGCAAAAACTATCAAAACGTATTAACTAGCGCAGCGGTTCGATTCCTTGGTGGCTGTAACGCAAACTACGTTGCTCCGTTTGTTAACGGCGACGTTGGCGTTTCGTTTGGGGTTCAACTTGTCGGCACTACAAATGGTCGAAATGAAATAAATTGCACAGGCATCAATTCTTCAGCTATTAGTGGCGGCAGCGGAGATAAGTTAGTAATTAACGGCTCTCAAGTTACTACTACAGGTCTGTCAGGGTCTAACCTTGTCAGCGGCGTGATGACATGATTAAAAAACAAGCACCGCTTGACGAATTTGCTGTTTAAGAATATATTTTGTATCAATCGTACTGGTGCGACACACCAGGGTTTCTAAGGAAACATCGAAATGGACGAAAGTCAAGAAGTAGTACTAGCGGATGTACCCGCGCCGGAACTGGAAGCTACGGCAGCACCAGAACCCGAAGTAACTGCGCCGGAAGAAGCGTCAACTGAGGCATCTAAAACCTTCACACAAGAAGAATTAGACGCAGCTATTGGCAAACGCCTTGCAAGAGAACAACGTAAGTGGGAAAGAGAACAGGCAGCAAAGCAAGCGGAAACGCAAGCCAAGCGCGCAATACCAGCCGAACTCCCGCCCGTCGATTCGTTTGAATCGCCTGAAGCCTATGCCGATGTATTGGCAGAACGTAAGGCAGAAGAACTAATCGCTCGGCGTGAACAAGCTAGATTGCAGTCTGAGATTATTGAGTCCTATCACGAACGTGAAGAAGAAGCACGGAACAAGTACGATGATTTTGAACAAGTCGCCTACAATTCCAAGCTACCAATCACCGACGTTATGGCTCAAACGATCCAATCTTCCGATATTGGCCCCGATATGGCTTATTACCTAGGGTCTAATCCGAAAGAAGCGGAACGTATTTCTCGCCTAAGTCCAATGTTGCAGGCAAAAGAAATTGGTAAGTTAGAAGTCAAATTGGCTTCAAACCCACCAGTTAAAAAGACAAGTAACGCTCCGGCGCCTATTGCTCCGGTAACGGCACGATCCACTAGTGGATCACCTGCGTACGATACAACTGACCCTCGTTCGGTGAAAACCATGACGACATCAGAGTGGATCGAAGCAGAACGCCTGCGCCAGATCAAGAAGTACGAAGCACAACGAAACCGCTAACTATTTAAGGACTTAATATGTCAAATTCGATCTTAACCATCGACATGATTACAAGAAAAGCCCTCGAAATCCTCGAGAACAACCTTGTACTCACACGTAACGTAAACCGCCAGTATGACGATTCTTTCGCTGTTGAAGGCGCAAAAATCGGTTCTACTCTCCGTATCCGCTTACCAGACCGCGCTTTGGTAACTGACGGTGCCGCCCTGCAAGTTCAGGACGACAACGAGCAGTTCACCACTTTAGCTGTCAACAACCAAAAGCACATTGGTGTTAACTTCACCACAGCCGAATTGACAATGCAGATGGACGACTTTGCAGAACGTGTACTAAAGCCACGTATCTCCCAGTTGGCCTCGTCTATTGACGCTGACGTAGCTAACAGCTTCAAAACCATTTTCCAATCTGTTGGCACACCAGGCACAACGCCTTCAACTTCTTTGGTGCTGTTACAAGCCCAGCAGAAGCTGAACGAAGCCGCTGCCGTTATGTCACCACGCTACGCTACTGTTAACCCAGCAGCGAACGCAGGTTTGGTAGAAGGCATGAAAGGCCTGTTTAACCCAACTGACACCATTTCTAAGCAGTTCAAGAATGGCATGATGGGCGTAGGCGTTTTGGGCTTTGACGAGATCAACATGAGCCAATCCATTAAACAGTTCACTACAGGTTCACGTAATGCAACTGGTACAACTGGCGCAGCCGTAACTACCGAAGGTTCAAACACCATCGTATTGGCAGGTGTTGGTAACGCATTGACCATCCGCGCTGGCGACGTATTTACGGTTGCTGGTTGTTTCTCTGTTAACCCACAAACCCGCGAGTCTACTGGTTCACTCCAGCAGTTCGTAGTATTGGCTGACGTAACATCGTCCGCTGGTGGCGCTGCAACAGTAACAGTTAGCCCAGCTATGTTTAGCGCAAGCCAAGCATTAGCTACGGTTACCTCACTGCCAGCAAACGGCGTAGTAACAACCTTCATTGGCGCCGCTTCTAGCCAGTACGCACAAAACTTGATTTACCATAAAGATGCGATCACTTTTGCGACCGCTGACTTGTTGGTACCACAGGGCGTAGATATGGCTTCACGTCAAGTTCACAACGGCATCTCGATGCGTATTGTTCGCCAATACGACATCAACAATGACCGTTTGCCTTGCCGTATTGACGTACTCTATGGCTACAGCACGATCCGTCCACAAATGGGCGTTCGTATGTGGGGTTAACCCTAATTGTCCCCGCTACGGCGGGGGCTTTTTAACATTTATTTTTAAAGGAATTTATCATGGCTCTCCCAAATGGTGCAGGTGGTTATCAATTAGGCGACGGCAATATCGGCGAAGCTCAATTATTTGTACAAGGCGCTCCAACGCTTTTGTCTGCTGATGTAACAGTTACTGCTGCTCAGTTATCCAACGGTCTATTCACAGTAGATCCTGCGGCTGACATCACAGCAACTCTGCCAACTGTTGCGCTTCTCGAAGCCGACATTAGCAGCGCAGCTAAGACAGACATCGCGTTTGACTTTGCGGTTGTTAACATTGATGCAGGCTTTCAAGTAACGTTTGCAGTCGGTACAGGCTGGTCAATCGTGGGCAACGCTGTTGTTCTCGAGGCTACTTCAGCCCAGTTCCGCGCTCGTAAAACAAGCGAAACTACTTGGACTTTGTATCGTATTGCTTAATGTAATATCCCGCCCTTCGGGGCGGGTTTTTAAAGGAAACTATTATGTCAAACACTAAAGCCGTAGGTGTTGCTTTTGCTGACCCGTTATTTGACGATGTTCAGTTTCAGGCATACACCGTAGCACAGTTGCCTACCGCGTCTACTGCGTTACTTGGCACACGTTCAGTTGTTACCAATTCCAACGCGGCTTTAACCGCTGGCATTGGCGCTGTTGTTGCTGGTGGTGGCGCAAACGTTGTACCAGTCTTTTGCGATGGTACAAATTGGCGTATCGGGTAATTTAATGGGGGACTTCGGTTCCCCAACTAACTATGCCCATAATCTACTTAGAACACCCTGACCACGGACACAAGATTGCTACGATGGAACAGGAAGCCGAATTTGATGAACAAAACGGTTGGACACGGTATACTGTTGACACACCAACTCCCGTAGTTGAAGTGGTCGAAGCTGCGGTTGAAGAACCAGTTGCTATCGAATTAGTTGCTAACGCGCTAAAACCAAAGACACGACGTAAATCTGCTTAATTAAGGGGTAGCTATGACCACGGCTAACGAACAAATCAACGGCGCCCTGCGCTTACTAGGTGTGTTAGCCGAAGGCGAAACGCCCTCTGCCGCTACGTCACAAGACGCTTTAGTTGCGTTAAATCAAATGATTGACAGTTGGAATACCGAACGTTTGTCGGTGTTCAGCACCCAAGACCAAGTACGCACATGGCCCCCTGGCAGTATTAGCCAGACATTAGGCCCTACAGGTACGCTTGTTGGTCAGCGCCCTATATTAATTAACGACGCTACTTATTTCCGTGATCCAGCGAATAATATCTCGTATGGCATTAAGCTAATTAACCAACAGCAGTACAACGGTATCGCCGTTAAAACCGTTACATCCACGTACCCACAAGTGATGTGGGTCAACATGACTTACCCTGACATTGAAATATATGTCTATCCCGTACCTATTAAGCCACTTGAGTTTCATTTTGTATCGGTTGAGCCGCTTATGTCGGTGCCTAGCTTGTCTACCGACATCACTATGCCGCCAGGCTATCTACGGGCGTTTAAATACAACCTCGCCTGCGAGTTTGCGGCTGAGTTTGGGGTTGAGCCTAGCCCACAGGTTTTGCGCGTCGCTATGACCTCTAAACGCAATCTGAAGCGCATTAACAACCCTGACGACATTATGTCGTTGCCATACAGCTTAGTAGCGACACGGCAGCGATTTAATATTTTTGCGGGTAATTTCTAATGAAAACCCCAATTCTGGGGCAGGCGTATGTAGCCCGTAGCGTTAACGCGGCAGACAACCGCATGGTTAATCTGTTTCCTGAAGCTATACCCAACGAAGGTAAAGAAGCAGGGTTTCTTAACCGCGCCCCCGGGTTGCGTCTACTGACTACTGTTGGTACAGGCCCCGTACGCGGTTTGTGGTCATTTAACAATAATATGTACGCCGTATCTGGCAATGAGTTATACAAAATTAGCAGCGCTTACACGGTTACGTTACTTGGCGCCATTGTTGGCACTGGCCCAGTTTCTATGGTTGACAACGGTACGCAGCTATTTATCGCCGCTAATGGCCCTAGCTACGTCTACAACTCAGTTACTAACGTATTCCAACAAGTTACTGACCCTGACTTTCCAGGTGCTGTTACGGTATCGTATTTAGATGGCTACTTTATATTTAACGAGCCAAACAGCCAAAGAATATGGGTTACAAGCCTATTAGACGGCACGCAAATTGATCCGCTTGATTTTGCAAGCGCAGAAGGCAACCCTGACGGCTTAGTAGCGGTCATTGTTAATAATCGTGAGGCATGGCTGTTTGGTACTAATTCAATTGAGGTTTGGTACGACGCTGGTACGCCTGATTTTCCTCTTGCGCGTATTCAAGGCGCGTCTAACGAGATTGGTTGCGCCGCCGCATTTTCGGTAGCCAAATTAGATAACTCGGTGTTTTGGCTAGGCAAAGACGCCCGCGGGCAAGGTATTGTGTACCGTAACAACGGCTACACGGGCATCCGCGCGTCTAACCATGCAATTGAATGGCAGATTCAACAATACGGCGATATTAGCAATGCGGTTGCGTATACCTATCAGCAAGACGGTCACAGCTTCTATGTGCTGACGTTCCCTACAGTACAAAAAACGTGGGTGTACGATGTGGTAACCCAGTCGTGGCACGAACGGGCTGGTTGGTCAAACGGCGACTTTGTACGCTATCGTCCTAATTGCCAAACGGCATTTAACAACGAAGTAATCCTTGGCGATTACGAAAACGGCAATTTGTATGCTTATGATTTAGAAGTGTATTCGGAAAATGGAAAGATACAAAAATGGCTGCGTTCGTGGCGCGCTATCCCTAGCGGTCAAAACAACTTACGCCGTACCGCCCAACACACTATGCAACTTGATTGCGAAACGGGCGTGGGTTTAAACGGCGTTGACCCACAAGACGTTATTGTTAATTACCTGCTTACCGAATCAAATGACATTATTGACACTGAAAACGGTGACAATATCGTATTAGATTACGCAACCGTGCAAGGCGCTAACCCACAAGCCATGTTGCGTTGGTCAGACGATGGCGGTCACACTTGGTCAAATGAACACTGGGCATCTATGGCTCGCATTGGTCAATATGGTCGCCGGGTGTTTTGGCGTCGCCTTGGTATGACGCAAAAACTCCGCGATCGCGTGTACGAGGTGTCTGGCACCGATCCAGTTAAGGTTGTTATTCTTGGTGCTGAACTACTATTAAGCCCAACCCGTGCCTAGCCCGCTTAACCTTACAACCATACCAGCGCCGCGCACGCCGCTGACTGACCCCGCTACAGGGCTATTATCCCGTGAATGGTATAGGTTTTTTCTAAATCTGTTTAATTTAACAGGCGCGGGTAGCAACGACGTTAGCTTAGATGAATTGCAGATTGGGCCACCGTTTGCTACGGTAGACGAGATCAACAACTCCACTGACACTAAGATTCAAGGTTTTGCTACGGCGCCATCGCAAGACGGGCTACTAGCGCAAATTGCTCAGTTGCAGAAACAAGTCCAAGCGGCAGAACTTAGCGCTGAAGGCGCTGTCATGGCGCTACAGGCGCAACTAGCCAACTTAGCCACCGATGTGCAAGGGTTAGCCTTATCGCCGTCTGCAACACCCCAGTTACAACGGGCGAGGTACGGGTCGTTTTACGACACTACCACGCAGACAGGCACGGTCATTAACACGGCTAAAGCCATTACGTTTAACACAACTGACCTAAGCAACGGCGTATACCTTGGTACGCCGACCTCACGGGTTACGGTTGATACGGATGGAATTTACAACTACGATATGTCGTTTCAGTTAGACAAGACTAGCGGCGGCGTAGGTAACTTTTACATTTGGTTTAGGCTTAACGGCGTAGACGTACCCAACAGCGCTAGTTACATACGGATTCAAGGCAACAACGCAGAGATTTTTTCGTCTTTAAACTACTTTTTTGACTTAAAATCAGGCGATTACGTAGAGATAATGTTTTCGGTTTCGGATCTTAGCGTTGAAATTGCGGCTTTTCCCGCTGTTGCGCCTGTCCCAGCCATACCATCTATCATTCTGACCGTTGCAAATAATATTGAAGGAGCATCAACATGACTGTAACCGTACGGGTTCTAATCCCCGCCAAAACCGCTGAGGCAACCCAGCAAACCCAATACACTGCCAATAACGTAACCACAATTATTGACAAGTTCACCGCTACCAATTACAGCGCAACTGCTGCGTCGATCAGTGTTAACTTGGTTACATTGTCAGGCGGGGCGGGTAACGACAACTTAATTGTTAAGCTCAAAGTGTTACAGCCAAGCGAAACTTACACGTTTCCTGAGATTGTGGGCGCTGCCTTACGTTCAGGGGATTTTATCTCCACTATCGCTGGTACAGGCTCTGCCATCAATATTCGGTCTAGCGGACGTGAGATTACAAGCTGATGAATTTAGTAGCTATTACCGAACAAAAAGTTCAGGCTTTAGAAGCTGAATTTTTAAAACAACCGCAGGTAGACTGTTCGGTAGTGCATCGGTTTGGCCCTAATATTTACATCCGTGAGGTAACCATCCCCGCAGATACGTTTTCCATTGGGCATTGCCAAACTACAACGCACCTCAACATTATGTTGGCGGGGCGCGTTACGATGGTAAACCCTGATGGCTCACATACTGAGCTAGTAGCACCCCACACGTTTGTAGCTGGCCCAGGACGCAAGATTGGCTATATTCACGAAACAATGGTTTGGCAAAACGTCTACGCAACAGACGAAACTGATATAGAAAAGCTAGAAGCGATGTTTTTAGATAAAAGCGCTACTTGGCAAGAAAACCACAAAAATCAACAATTATTGTTAAATTTTAATCATTCTGAAGATATTGCAGACTATTACGCTGCGATTGAAGAATATGGGTTTGACCACGAAACAGTGCAAGCGCAAACGTTAAACCTTGACGATCAAATTGACTTACCATACGGTAACTACAAGATGATGGTAGCGCCTTCAAAAATTGAAGGTAAAGGCGTTTTTGCCACTGGAAACATTAAAGCAAACGAAATAATTGCACCTGCACGGGTTAACGGTAAACGTACGCCCGCAGGTCGATACACCAACCACGCAAAAAATCCAAACGCAGTTATGGTTTTATTGGATAATAACGATGTAAACTTAGTGGCAACACGGGCTATTACAGGCTGTAAGGGCGGTGATTTAGGTGAAGAAATTACTATTGATTACCGCCAGGCTATCAGCCTTGCAATAAGGAGAATTTAATATGTCAGGAGTCGCAACCGCCGTCGTAGCTAGCGCTGCTATTGGGTATGTAGGATCACAGCAAGCGTCTAAAGCACAACAATCCGCAGCCAACCGCGCAACAGACGCGCAAGGCGCTATGTTTGAACGCCAAGTTGAACTGCAAGAACCGTTTAGAGAAGCGGGGCTTAAAGGTCAAAACCGCCTATTAGAGCTATTAGGTCTTAGCGAAGATAAAGGCGCGGAAGGCTTTGGCAAGTACGCTACGGCTGAGTTTGGCGCTGACAAATTTAAAACAGATCCTAGCTACGCTTTTCGTATGTCTGAAGGCATGAAGGCATTAGAGCGCTCGGCAGCGTCCCGTGGCGGGCTGTTGTCAGGTGCTACATTAAAAGGCATCCAGCGTTACGGTCAAGATTTAGCATCAACAGAATACCAAAACGCGTTTAACCGCTACCAAGCTGAACGTACAGGTACGCTTAATCCATTTCAATCTCTCGCTGGCGTAGCGCAATCTAGCGCCAATACCCTAGGGCAACAAGCTGGAGCTTTTGGTAACGCAATGGCGTCTAACATCATTGGCGCAGGTAACGCACAAGCGTCTGGCTATATGGGCGGCGCTAACGCAATCGCTGGCGGCGTTGGTCAAGGAATTAATTTTTATCAAAATCAACAGCTTTTGAACAGACTGCCTAATTATGGAAGCGCAAGCACACCTGTGTCGGCTGGCCCAGAACTTTTAGCGGGATAACAAGGAATAATCATGGCACAAATTGATCCATCTATTGCGCTAGGTTTTAAACAACCGCAGATTCAAGACCCTGTCGCAGCCACCATGCGCGCACAAGAAGTCGGCGTTAACGCGTTAAAAATGCAAGAAATGCAACGCGGTGTTGAATCGCAAAACAAATTGCGTGAATTGTATTCGCAAGGCGTGGACATCAGTACGCCTGAAGGCTTTAAACAAGTTGCAGCTATTGACCCTGCAACAGCGTTAAAACTGCGTACAGACGCTTTACAAGGGCGCAAACTTGAAGGCGATATTAAGAAAACAGGCGTTGAAACTAATCTTAAACAACTAGAAGTTCAACGCGAACAGTTTGGCAATTTGGTCTTTAACCCGTCTAACGAGAACATTACCGCGCACATTCAAGATAGCGTACTAAAAGGCAATATTCCACCTGCTCAAGCGCAATCGTTGCTTGCTCAAGTAATGCCGTTGAACACCGCGCAGCGTAAACAATTCTTTACTGATATGGCTGTTAAAGCCGAAACACGTTTTCAAGGCGATATTACTAAACGTGGTCAGGACATCAGCGCAGCTACAACCCGCCGTGGCCAAGACTTGCAGTTTAACCCTGAACTACAAAGCACTATTGCGCAAGCTAAAGAGTACGGTCAAACATTAGGTAAAAACCGCGCGCTTGCAGAAGCTGCGTTGCCAAGCGCAATTCAAACTGCTGACGAAAGCATCCGTCTTATTGACGAAATGGTTGGTAAAGCACCTGTTAAAGATGCAAGCGGTAAAGTTATTCAGCAAGGTACTAAACCTCACCCTGGCTTTTCTAGTTATGTGGGCGCTACAGTTTTGCCTGGACAACGCTTTATTGAGGGTTCCCCTACCGCGTCGTTTGAAATTCGTCAGAAACAGATTGAAGGTAAAGCGTTCTTGGAAGCGTTTAACGCCCTTAAAGGCGGCGGTTCTATTACTGAAAAAGAAGGCGAAAAAGGTACTGCCGCAATTATGCGTATGAACAAAGCGTCTAGCGAACGTGAATACGTTGCAGCTGCGCGGGAACTGCAAGACATTATGCGTAAAGGTGTTGATCGGGCTAAGGCTAAAGCTGGCGGTGCTTCTGCGGCGCCTAGCGGCGGTGTTATTGACTTTAACTCATTGAACTAAGGCGCGCCATGGACGTACGTTTGCCGGATGGAACAATCCTAAAAAATGTGCCTGACGGTACAACCAAAGCGCAATTAACCGAAAAATTAGCTGCAAATGGCTACAACATTGGTATGTTAGGTGGCGCCCCTGTTGCTGATACTAGCGCTCGTCAAAACGTTGCGCCTGAAATGGCTCCAGCATGGGCTAAAGAATACCCTCGCTTATATGAAGCTGCGGTCAAAACCCGTCAAGTCGTTGGGCCAACCGTTGAGATGTTAGGCGCAGTCGGCGGCGGCGTATTAGGCGCAGGCGCAGGTACAGTCGCTGGGCCGGTTGGTACAGCCACAGGCGCCGTAGGTGGTGCAGGCCTAGGCTACGGCATGGCTAAAGAAGCGCTTGAACAAGCCGACGTTGCGCTAGGGCTAAAAGCCCCACGTACTAAAGAACAACTCGTCACCGAACCAATTAAAAACGTCTTAGAAGGCGCTACGTATGAGGCTGGCGGTCGTGTAGCTGGCCCTATTATCCAAAAAGGCGCTGAAAAAGTTGGTGAAGTTGTTAGTAAAGTCGCAGGTAAAGTTGCGGACATTCGTCAAATACCTAAGCAAAAAGCCGCTAATATTCTGCGTCAATCGGTCGGCGGGGATGTGGACGAGGTTGTAAACGCCTTGCGTAGCGCCAAGCCAGGTCAAACGCCTGCTGAAGCGTTAGCCGAAGCAGGGCTAAACGAGCCTACCGCGCAAGCCCTACTTAAACGGTCGGCAGCTAAAGATCCTAAATTTTTTACTGACTTGCTTAAAAACCAAGACACTCAAACAGCTAACGCCTTGGCTAAGATTGCTGGCGGTGAAACTGAAACGGCTAGCCGTGGCACCTTAGAGAACATGAAAAATGCGCTCAACACCATGACAGGGCCACAACGTGAAGCTGCGTTAAACCGTGCTAATTTAGGTAAAGCCGTCGCTGAGTATGAAACCGAAGCAGGTCAACTTAGCAAGGCAGCGGGCGCTGAAGTACAAAAAGTCCGTGATCTAATTAGCGCAGGTAACTCCGCAGAAGCATGGGCGCGGTTGCAGATGATTAAACGTGACCTACCTGTAGGCGCAGTTAAGTACACTTACGCTAACGAACTAGCGGAAAAAGCCTTTGGTGAATGGTCAGATAGGGCGGCACAAGCCTCGTTAGACTTAGGTCAAGGCGCTCAGTTCCGCGACGCGGCGGCTCAAACGTTACGCAACTACGGCATTAAACCAATTGAAGGCGCACCGTTGGTTCAGAACATCCAAGCCATCGCACAAAACCCTGCGTTTGCAGGTAACGATATTGTTGCTGTTTCCGTACGCAACGTAGCTGACGACATTGCCAAGTGGACAAACAGTGGTGGTGTAGTGGACGCTCGCGCCCTTGACGCTATCCGTAAGAATTCCGTTAACGCGGCGATCCGTCAATTGCAGCCTACGTTAGATGCAACATCACAGAAAAAGCTAGCGGCGCAAGTGTTAAATGACATTAAACCGTTAATCGTAGACGCTATTGAAGGCGCTGGTGGCTCAGGCTACCGCCAATATTTAGCCGACTATACCAAAGGTATGCAGCGTATTGGTCAAACCAAGTTAGGTTCTGAAGCGATGAAGCTGTATAAACAGTCACCCGATCAGTTTGTGAAGCTAGTTGAAGGCAATTCACCCGATGTAGTTGAAAAAATCTTTGGCCCAGGCAGTTACGATGTAGCGGTTGAAATGAGTAACGACGCGTTCAAAACACTTAAATCTGCGGCGACGCAACAAAAAGTTCGCCAAGAGATTGCAACGCAAGCAAGCGCAGGCGAAACCGCTTTGGTTGACCTACTTAAAGACAACATCATTTCGATGAAGTTGCCAAACGTCTTTAGTATCGTAGCGACCACAACCAACAAAGCATTGGATATTCTTGAGAAAAAGCTAGGTAAAGCGGTTATGGCAGAACTGACCGCCGCCGCAAGAGATACCAAAACGTTTGACGAGTTACTAAAAACTTTACCTGCGTCGGATCGCGCGGTAGTTCTTAAAACTATTAAAGACCCAAAAACATGGGAAACTATCGGCAAAGGAATTGAGAAAGCATTGCCAACCAAAGCAAGAGGCGGTGTAACTGCGGGTGCTGTTAATGCGCTAGCCCCTGAAGAACAAAATGAAAACGCGCTTGCGAGATAATTATGGAACAGGATATTTTCAATTGGGCAGTCGCCCTAGTAGGCGCGTTGGGTGGCTGGATATTGAAAGTAATCTGGGATATGTTGCGAGAAATGCGAGTTGAAATGCAAGGTCGTGACACTCGTATTCAAGACGATCTACGCAAGCTAGATACCAAGATGCACGACGATTTTGTACGCCGTGATGACTTTAAAGATGCCGTCAAAGAAATTAAAGACGATATGAGGGTTGGGTTTGCCAATGTGGACTCCACACTGCGTTTAATTTTTAAAAAGCTCGACACAAAGGAATAATATGTTTCCAATAGGCGCAATCCTTGACATTGGCGGCAAGATACTAGACAAGGTATTCCCAGACCCAGCACAAGCTGAACAAGCCAAACTCAAGCTACTTGAGATGCAACAAAATGGCGAACTAGCCAAAATTCAAGCTGATACTGTGGCTATGCAAGAAACTAGTAAACGCTGGCAAGCAGACATGGCATCCGATTCTTGGTTGTCAAAAAACATTCGCCCCATGACATTAGTGTTTATTTTGCTCGTTTATTGTGCTTTTGCTTTAATGTCAGCGTGGAAAATTGATGTTAATGAAACCTATGTCAAACTGCTAGGCGAATGGGGTCAACTCATCATGCTGGCGTATTTTGGCGGCAGGACAGTAGAAAAAATCATGGACATGAAATCTAAAGAAAAATGAAGGATTTAGTACCGCAAATACTAGCTTATGTTTCAAGCCCGTTTAAGCTGTTTGCAATAGTGGTAATGGCGGTACTTGCCTTTAGTGGGCATTTTATCTACACAAATCAATCGTTTTTGCTATCCGCATACGATAAAAACAAGTCCCTACCTCGCATTGATGTATCTAAAAGCGATGATGTAGCCAAATTCCTAATTAAAGAAACAAACGCTGATGTAGTGGCTATATTTGAAGTCGACATTATGTTGGGTACAAGGGTTTTAGTACGGGCATACACCAAAGAAGGCAGGGATAAAGCCCATGACGGCATAGATGTAGGGATGCTTTCAGCCAACCAAGACAACAACGCTGACCTGTTAAGCCTTTACGGTGGCTCTATCCCATGCGGAAACTACACAAGGGCGCAATCTTTAGTTGGTTTTTGGTACTTGCAGCAAGGGGCAACTTTTCTTTGTCGGTCTAGTATGCCCACAACCGCAGGGCTATTCGCTGGACAGCTAACAGTAGGCTGGAAATCACCGCCTGAAAACATCCATAAAGTACAGGACATGATGGCTATTGGCGCTAACATGATGGTTAAAAAATGAAGTGGATTGCCATTTTATTGCTGACAGGCTGCCAATCTAGTTATGGCGTATTAGTGCCTACCGTAGCCCCAAGAGGTGCAAACTGCCTTGTGCAACGAGCCGATTTAACCTTTGAACTAACTATTTGCAACCCAAAACCAACCAAAGAAATCCGAACATGAAAGACAATTTTGACAAGTGCTTGGCGTTAATGCTTGCCCACGAAGGCGGCTTTGTAAACCACCCGCAAGACCCAGGTGGCATGACTAACCTAGGTGTAACTAAGCGTGTATGGGAAGAATGGACAGGGCATGAAGTTGATGAGAAGCAGATGCGCGCCCTTACCCCTGAGCTAGTTGCGCCGCTTTATAAAAGGAAGTACTGGGATGCTGTACGCGCTGATGATGGTCTTGTGGATGGTGTTGACTACTGCGTTTTTGACGTTGCTGTTAATTCAGGCCCCGGACGAGCCATTAAGTTTTTGCAGTCGTGTGTTGGCGTTACTGCTGACGGTGGTTTTGGGCCTGCTACTTTGGCTGCCGTAAACAAAGCACAAGAAGATCCAAAACGTTTAATTGAGTTGTACTCTGCCAAACGCCTTGAGTTTCTGCAATCCCTAAAGACCTTTGAAACCTTTGGTAAAGGTTGGAGCCGTCGGGTTGCAGAAGTCAAAGACAAAGCCTTAGCTATGGTCGACGGGGTCTAGGTACTTCTCTAGCCTAGCAATCCGCTGCGTTTCAAAGCTGCACAACGTAGTGTAATACTCAGCGTGGGTCTTATTGACAAGGTAGCTACGCTTGGCGTTCTCTAACTCCCTAGCGGCTAGTTCTTGCGCCTTGGGTGGGTAAGTAAAATACTGCCATAGGGTTCTAATCTTGTTCATGGTTTACCTTCCAAATACCGAATCAAACATCGGGGTTAGTGATTGCGTAGGCGGCGTATACATCGGGATCGGCGTATAGATCGGCACGGCTGAATTCATCACGGTACCTGCCGACTGCCCTTGTGGGCCGTACAAATAGGTCGAGTTGCCTGACTGTATAGCGGTGCCTACTGACTGCCCTTGTGGGCCGTAAAAGTAGGTGCTGTTGCCCGACTGTATTGCTGTGCCTGTTGACTGCCCCTGTGGGCCGTAAAAGAACTGCGTCTGAGCCATTGCACCACTACTAATCAGCGCTAATATTGTTAAAAGTGTCTTGTTCATTTGTAGTTTCCTTTATGTTTAATTGTTCGGCTGTATAAACTGGGACTAACGTTGCGTTAAATATATCGCTCGGGGTTAATTCTTTAAAAAAGATGTTTTTTTCATTGATGTACCCAACTGGCTTAATCATTTGTAGTTTCCTTTGTGTTTAATTGACGATACGCCGCTATTGCCGCTTTTAAATCGGCTTTCAACTCTAAAATTTCTTTATGGCTTTGTTGCGCAAAAGCAACAAGATTCTCATGGCTCCAAGTATTAAAGTCGTTCATGGCTTAACAGCCTCCTTGAGTAGCTCAATACGCTCCCTAGCGCACCGCAACATGGTGTAGCGCTGGTGCAGGCGTTGTAGCATCGACACGCGGCGACTGCCTGTACGCTCCTCGTTTAACATGGTTAGTACCTGTTCTTCGCTTAATTGGCTAAGAATGTCATTCAGCTTGCGCCAGCTTAGATCGCTCATATTGCTCTACCTTGGTTTGTAAGTTAATTACTTCTTTAGTCACCCGTGCTAACGCTCGCATGGCTTGGTTGTACTCTTTGACGCGGATTGTTTCCTCTGCCTGCGCCGCCTTGAGCTTGGCTTTAAAGTGAATAAGCCTGTCCATTAGCACCGTCCGTCCATGTCAAACTTATCTTCGTCGTTTAGCCGGTCAATCTCAGCCACCAAACGGCGAAGCATTACTTCGATGTTCGTGTCAGGCGCGTATTCAGCGATGTCGTCTGCTAGTTGTAGCGCTTCTTCTGTTAATTTAACTGTCATTTCAATTCCTCCAATGCTATGTCGCTAATCGCCCGTTTGTCCTTCAGGGCGTCCCAAATCCTCAAATCAATCGTTTTATTAGTCAATAAAAGGTAAACCCATACGTCATGTTTCTGACCGCTGCGGTGCAGGCGCCCTACTGTTTGCTCGTATAGCTCAAGGCTCCACGGCAACGATACAAAGACCATTTTATTACCACCATGCTGTAAGTTCAGACCATGCCCTGCGCTTTTAGGGTGGATCAAGAGTAACTCAATCTTGCCCTCGTTCCAACGCTCGATAGCCTTGGGGTCGTTAATTGTCTGTGCGGTAGGATACCGACGCTTGAGTTCAGCCAATTCTTCAACGTAGTTGTAGACGATGATGGTGTTGTCGTGCTGATTTTCCTCAATCAGTTCGTCTAGCATATCGAACTTGTGGGTACTAAACCAAATGGGCGTCTTGCTCACGTTCATGCGCCCAGGTGTGCTAGACGCCGTTGTAACCGTTTCGTAGACCCAACCCCCTGCCATCTGCTGCAACTTGCCTGTGACCACGCCTGCGTTGACGGCAGTGATCTCCACGTCCTTGAACTCAATAACAAAATCCTTCTTCATCTTTTCGTATGGCGCGCGGTCTTGCAGGTCGCACTTCATCTCAACCGTATGGCAGGGTGGCAGCTTGTCAGCGTACTCGCCAGCGTCAAGCAAGAAGGTTGCAGGCTTGATCCGAGCCATGACCTGCGCTAGCGATCCTATGCGTGGCTCCCACTCACCAAAGTCCTTGTTGACCAGGACAAAGTACTGTTGCATAAACGCGCCTTTAGCCCGTCCAAGCAGGTCTTGGTTGACGATCTTGCATTGCCCAAACACATCCTCAAGGCCGTTGCTAGTAAACGAACCCGTCAAGCCCCAACGAATGTTGATCTTATCGACAATCTTAGCCAAGGCTTTGTAGCGTTTGCCTGATGGGTTCTTGAGCTTAGTCAACTCGTCAAACACGATGCCGTCAAAGTCTAGCTCTTGGTCAGCAAGCCATTGGATGTTGTCGTAGTTAGTTACTACTACGGGAAAACCCGAATGTAGGGCTTGGCTGCGTTGGATGGGCATACCCACCGCTACGGCGATGGGCGTGTCAGTTGCCCACTTGGGTTGCTCTACAGGCCATACGTCGGTGCAGACGCGTTTAGGGGCTAGCACAAGCCATCGTTTGACGAACTTGTAGCGCAACATATCTTGCATGGCAGTCAACGTCAGGGCGGTCTTTCCCGCGCCCACAGGCGCAAGAATCATGGCTCTGTTGTTTTCATACAAAAAGTCAGCGGCTTTTTCTTGGTAGTCACGTAGCTTCATAGCTTATCTACCAAGTCGATTCCATCGCCAATCCACTGCATACACGGTACCGCCATGGAGTTACCAAGGGCTTTGTAGCGTAGTCCTTCAGGTGAAGTGTCTTTTTTACGCCACGGAATGTTAGTAAAACCATCAGGGAAACCCTGTAAACGTTCGCACTCAGTAGGTGTTAAACGACGTACTTTGACTGAATCAGCAACAAATGTTTGAGCATGGTGCGATTGAACCGACGGGCGCAACGCTTGCAGGGCAGGCGTTACAGTCAACGGTGTAGCGCTAAATGTATTGGCGCCTGCGTCCTCACGAATGCTGTACGCCTCGACAATAGGTACGTTGCCACCACCTGTACCCCAACGGCTAGTCACGGTTTGACAGGTTTCACCCATCTCTTTAACACGGCTGTCAGCAGGGTGGGTTTCATAAACCTTTTGAACTAAAAAGGTTTCGCTTCCTCCACCGAGGACTCCACCGCTTGCCTTAAGGGTTCCTCCAATATCTCCCTCGCGGTATTGAGCAAGGCTACTTTCAAAGTATGCGGAAGGTTCTTTCCCCTGCGGTGCGCTCGGCGCAAGATCCCGGCGCAAGCTATGTCGCTCAAATAATACTGCGGCGGCAGGTCGCCAATCTCCAAGGTGTCCGACAACAAAGACACGACGCCTGCGCTGTGCCACTCCGCAGTACTGAGCGTCAAGCACTCGGTAGGCGAACCCATACCCGAGTTGAGCCACCGCCCCGAGGAAGGAACCAAAGTCCCGTCCTCCTGAGCTTGACAGGACACCGGGGACGTTTTCCCAGACAAACCAGTTCGGTCTAAAGTGGTCAAGCATCCCGCAATAGACGAGGGCCAAGTTACCACGTGGGTCATCCATTCCTTTCCTGAGTCCTGCGACTGAGAAGGATTGACAGGGGGTTCCTCCAACGAGAAGGTCAATTGATCCATCTAAATTCCACTCCTTATACTTGGTCATGTCACCAAAATTAGTGACGTTGGGATAGTGATGCGCTAATACGGCTGATGGAAACGGCTCAATCTCGGAGAACCCCGCAGGCGTCCATCCTAGGTCATGCCAAGCCATCGTGGCGGCTTCGATACCGCTACAGACTGATAAATACCTCATTGGTTGTCCTTCATCCATGTGTCAATGTGTTCAATTGACCACAAGCAGGCGTAATTCTGATTGAGTTGTTTGAGGTTGCGAGCGTGGATCTGTTGCAAGGCTGACAGCTTACCGCCATCGGTCTTGAGCTCCACGAACCAAGTCACACCGCCTGGCAAGCAAGCGATGCGGTCGGCTACGCCGCGCTGGGTGGGGGACTTGAACTTGTACGCTACGCCGCCAAGGTTTTGGACAGCCCATACAAAGTACTTTTCAATTTCTTTTTCGGATATTTTTGAGTTCATGTAAAAAAGTTTAGCACAAGTTTAAAAGCTGTGGTAAAGTTTAATCTCAGTCAACTAAAGTAAAGGAAATTAAATGAACGAAGTAGTCCAACATTCCCGTGTAGTCGGTGGCTCTACAGCCAAGCGGGTTATCAGTTGCCCAGGCTCTGTAGCCTTGTGCGCTAAGATGCCCCCTAAGCCTTCAAGCAAATACGCTGACGAAGGCACCCTTTTACACAACGTCATGGATTTAATCCTGACCACCAATCAAACACCTGAGTCATTCGCTGGTATGGAATACGAAGGTATTAAGTTAACCCAAGAGCTAATAGACGAGAAGGTTTACCCCGCCTTGCGCGCGTTAGACGAAATTGACCCAAATAAGGAGATGGAATATGCGACTGAAACAAAAGTGGGCTTCGGAAGTTTTCTTCCAGGCGTCTTTGGTAGCACTGATCTTCTTGGTCGTATTGGCAGGCGCGCTTTTATTTTGGATTGGAAATTTGGTAGCGGAGTTGCTGTGGATGCTACCGATAATCCTCAGCTAATGTTCTACGCAGCCGCCGCCATGCGTACGCCCGAGGTGCAATGGGTGTTTGACGAGTGCGATGAGGTCGAGTGCATCATCGTTCAGCCCCCATCTGTAAAGCGTTGGGTTACAACTACCAAGCGCATCAAGGCGTTTGAACAAGAGTTGGCGATGGCGGTCAAAATCAGCCAATCGCCTGACGCGCCCCTAAACACAGGCGACCATTGCCGTTGGTGCGCTGCAAAGCCCACCTGCCCCAAAATGACAGGCTTGGTTGAACGCAGCTTACACGCCCAACTTGACATCCTTGACGTAGCGCAAATCGCTGACTATCTCAAGAAAGCCGATATGCTTGAGCAGTGGATTACAGACGTACGCGCCCTAGCGCATCAAGTCCTTGACGCGGGCAAGCCCGTGCCAGGCTTTAAATTGGTCGCCAAGCGCGCTACACGCCAATGGGCTGACGACGATCAGGCTTTGGTCACAATGCTCAATCAGGGTATTCCTGAGGATGAGCTAGTGACAAGTAAGGTAATATCACCAGCCCAAGCTGAAAAAGTATTGAAAAAGCACGGCAAGCAATTGCCTGCCAATCAAGTAGTAGCAGTAAGCAGTGGCAGTACGCTAGTTGAGGACTCCGATCCAAGACCCGCGGTATTACAAATCGGGCAGCAACTCACCGCAGCCCTTTCTAAACTTCAATAAGGACTTCAATAATGTCAAATATCACAACTTTCTCAGGTGCAAACCTTCCTTCTGTTAAGTCATTGGCTACAGCCTTGCGTACCATTGAGGCTGATGTCGGCGGTGCTGGCACCGTCATCATCAAGATGGACAAGACAGGTCATTGGGTATTCGGTGCAGATCAGACCGAGATCGAGGATGACTCGACTTGGGCTGTTAACCCTTTCTCGTTCGTTCACGGTTTCATTGCGTGGGGCGACGGTGAAGTGTTAGCCGAGAAGATGGTCAACGTTAGCCAACCATTGCCTGAACTCGATACAGCGCCTCCTGGTGCTAAAAAGGGTTGGGAAACGCAGGTTGGTATGTCGATCAAGTGCCTAACTGGTGCTGACACAGGCATGGAAGCGCGCTACACCACCACGTCTGTGGGCGGTAAGAAAGCGGTTCAAGCCTTGGCAGTAGCGATTGCCACGCAGGTGGACAAAGACCAATCTACGCCAGTTCCTGTCGTTGAGCTAGGCAAAGAGCATTACACTCACAAGTCGTACGGCCGTATCTACACCCCAGTATTTAAAGTAGTTGAGTGGGTTGGTATGGACGGGGATGCAGTACAAGCAGAAGCAGCGCCTGCAATCGAGGCGCCTGCCGAAGCAGAAGCCGCGCCAGCACGTCGCCGTCGCGGGTAACAAATAGGGGTGAACGTGCGTCTTATTCAGCCAGTATGGTATCTAGTCACCGAACGCTAAGAAACGCACCAGTAGCCCCACCTACGCTACAGTAAAGGATAAAGAAAATGAACAATAAACCAGTAGCGTGGGCTATTAAAGCCGACAACGACTTTACCGAGATTGGTTTTGATAACCAATTGCTTGAAGAAATTGAGCAAATGTATGTAATGGAAGGCTGGAAATATGAGGTTATTCCACTCTATACCCATCCAGTAAAAGAACTAACAGATGAGGAAATATATGAAACTTGGTTTAACTATGGATGTGGCATGCCTTGGACTGCAAACACAAAGACTTTTGCAAAAGCAATACTAAGAAAGGCACAAGAGAAATGAAAGATGCTTGCGGTATAGAAGAAGTAATCCTTCAAGAAAACGGAATTATTCGCAATGAAGATGGAATGATTATTGGCAGACTTGTACAAGATATAAATGCGTTTGCTGAAAAACATTACCAGCGTGGTTATGAAGATGGTTTAAGAAAGGCACAAGAGAAATGAAACCACATAAACACGCAGAACTAATCAAAGCATGGGCTGATGGTGCTGAGATTGAATGTAGAGATTGCAGGGTTTGGTATCACGCCAAAGACCCAAGATGGCAAGAAGATATGGAATACCGCATAAAGCCTGAGCAAAAGCCTGATGTTTTTAGAAATTTTTTGTTCGTAGAGAAAATGGCTTGTGCTTACACATTTATAGATGTTACTGGGCTTCCTAGAAACGAGGGAGAGCAGTGGATTCGAGTTTATATGGATGGCGAAACAGGTGAACTTAAATCAGCAGAGGTGTTGAAATGACCGCAAACGAGTTAGCAGATTTAATTGAATGTGCTTGCTGTGCTTATCAAAAAGAAGCCGCCACCATGCTACGCCAGTTCCATCTTGCTGAAAGCATTATCAAGCAGCAACAGCTTGAAATAGAAGCGTTGAAAAAGCAATTTGCTATTGACCAAACAAGCCCCTATTTAAATGAATTGGCTAACTTAATTAAAAAACAAACAAAAGAATTGAGTGACGAAGAAATACTTGAATTAAGTGATAAGCATTTAGTTTTAGTAAATGAATACATAGGCTGTGGTGATTATGTATCTAATATTGAGGGCGAGATTGAATTTGCTAGAGCAATACTAAGAAAGGCACAAGAGAAATGATTGATTGGCATAAAAAACCACCAAAATCTGTGCGCTCAGTAGAACAAGCGATGGATAGGGCAGAACAAAAAAAGCATGACCTTCCATTAGTGGTTCAAGTTTATGCAAGGGATTGGGACTTGGTAATTCTTGCAGACGAAATTAAGCGATTAAGAAAGGCACAAGAGAAATGATCTTGTGGATGGATTTCGAAACAAAATCACGCTGCGACTTACCTAGTCGTGGCGGTTACAACTACGCACAAGACCCTAGCACTGAGATTCTTTGCATGGCCTACGCGATTGACGATGAGGAGGTGTCCTTGTGGACGCCCGATCAGCCGTTTCCGCAGCAGGTAGCCGATCACATCCGCGCAGGCGGGCAGATCAGGGCGCACAACGCTGGCTTTGACCGCTTGATTACCGAGTACGTCCTATGCCCTGACTTCGGCGTACCAACCCCTAAACTTGAGCAGTGGTACTGCACAGCAGCGCAAGCCCGTGCCAACTGCGCTCCAGGCTCCCTTGAGGACGTTGGGCGCTTTGCTAGTAGTAGCATGAAGAAAGACCATCGTGGCAAGCAACTGATCCGTTTGTTGTGCATACCCAAAGCGGATGGTACATTTAGTACAGACCCCACCTTGATGGCAGAAATGGCTAACTACGCCCTGCAAGACGTGCGGACAATGCGTGCCATCTCACAAGCCATGCGCCAGTTATCCCCCGATGAACTCCTTGATTACCACGTCAATGAGCGTATCAATGACCGCGGTGTGATGTTAGACAAGCCCTTGGCGCAGGCGGCGATCCGCTACGCAGGGGAAGAATTAGAAGAAATACAGACGCTCGTTACCGAGATCACCGAAGGCGAAATCACCTCTGTCCGCAGCCCCCGCATGAGAGAATGGGTCTTGGCTCGGGTCGGTGACGAAGCTAAAAAGTTAATGGAAATGTACAAAGATGGCGATAAAAAATATTCGATCGACAAAACAGTTCGAGCTAACCTACTTATTCTTGCTGAAGAAAACCCCGATGAAATACCAGCGGAAGTTGCTGATGTTATCCAATGTGCGGACGACCTATGGGCGTCTAGTGTTGCAAAATTCAAGAGATTAACGGAGTTAGCTGATGATGAAGATAATAGGGTGCGAGGTGCTTTCGTATTCGCAGGAGGAAGCGCAACAGGTCGCGCAAGCTCTTATGGCGCTCAAGTCCACAACTTCACCCGCAAGTGCGCTAAGGATCCTGATGCCACTCGACAAGCTATGGTTAGAGGCCACGCAATTGTCCCTGCCTTTGGACGCCGAGTCACCGACGTCCTCAAAGGTATGCTCAGGCCAGCTTTGGTACCCGCTGTGGGAAAGTCCCTCGTCGTCGCCGACTGGTCAGGAATCGAAGCAAGGGTCAACCCCTGGCTCTCCAATTCCGACGCCGGTATTCAGAAGCTATCGCTTTTTGCAAGAGGGGAAGATGTCTATAAAGTTAACGCTTCCGCAACCTTCCACGTCCCCGTCGCTGACGTTGACGGTGAACAGCGGCAAATTGGAAAAGTCCAAGAGTTAGCCTGTGGTTTTGCAGGTGGTGTGGGCGCGTTTGCTGCGATGGGCAGGGCGTATGGCATCTTGCTACCTGAACCCCAAGCCAAGCGCATGGTGGCAGGGTGGCGCCTTGCGAACCCGTGGGCTGTCCCGTATTGGCAGAACCTCGAGTCAGCGTACACCCGCGCTATGCGTAACAAAAACCATGAGTTCTCGGCGGGTAGGGTTACCTATATGTACGATGGTCAGCATCTTTGGTATGCTCTACCTTCTGGGCGCGTTCTCTGTTATCCGTTTGCCAAGTTAGACGCCGATGGTGTCACTTACGCCAAGGCAGCATGGAAACCCGCAGCCGATGCGAAGGAATGGCCCAGAGCAAGACTATGGAAAGGTTTAGCCTGTGAAAACATCACCCAAGCGGTTGCCAATGATTTACTTCGATATTCTTTGCGTCAATTGGATGGTGTGGTACTACACGTCCATGATGAAATTGTGGTCGAAACAGATAGACCCGAAGCAGTAGCCCTTGAGATGGAGCGCGTCATGTGTACCCCACCTGATTGGGCGCAGGGCATCCCTTTGGGTGTAGAAATAGCAACAATGCAGCGGTACGGAAAATAAAAAAACCCCCTAGTGTTGAGCTAGGGGGCTATCCCTCACGAAAGGAATTAAATGAACTTTTTAGAATATATCACGAACCTAGCCCCTGAGGGCGAAACAGCCTTAATTGTGCGTCAAAAGCCACAATTGGACGGTAACGGGCTGATGCAGAGCCATGCCGATGGCACGATCAAGTGTACGTGGCCTGCCTTTTTGCCTACCGCCAAGACCAAGCCCGACTGGGCTATCTACGGCAATACAGGCTCGTTTATCCTTGACCGCTTTGCTGATGGCAAAGTGTCGGCATCCGCAGCCAATTGCGAGTACGTGTTAGTGATGATGTTAGATGACATCGGCACCAAGTCCAAAGAGCCACCGCTTGCGCCTACTTGGATCATGGAAACGTCTGAAGGCTCGTACCAATGGGGCTACGCCTTCTCGGATCAGCCATCCAAGGGCGACTTTACCGCAGCAATCAAGGCGATTGCTAATGCAGGCTACACCGATCCAGGCGCGACCAACGCCGTTCGCAACTTCCGTCTGCCTGGTTCTGTAAACCTCAAGCCTGGGCGCGGTAATTTTGCGTCCGTGTTGGTTGAGTTCCACCCCGAGCGTGAGTACACCCTAGCCGAGATATGCACCGCCCTAGACGTGGTGCCTGACCCAACCGACACCGCACAAAACAACCCCATTCGCCTTGCTGACACTGGCAAGGACTCGGTAATGACGTGGCTCAACGAGCAGGGCTTGGTACTGTCCGCGCCCAATGGCGAGGGCTGGATGGGTGTGGTCTGTCCTAACAACGGTGAGCATACTGATGGCAACATCGAAGGGCGTTACAAGCCACTCGATCGTAGTTACTGTTGCCTGCACGGTCATTGCGTCGACTTTAGCTCGCAGATGTTCCTTGATTGGGTAGCTGACAACGGTGGCCCTGAGGTCGATCATGGCTTGCGTGACGAACTGATCGCCGAGAAGATGACCCTTGCTCTGTCCAAGATCACACCGAATGAAATCTACCGTGACACCGCAGCCGAACTGATCGCTGAAGTCGAGCGCAAAGAGCTTGGACGCATTGAGAAGGCTGATTGGTATCAGCGCTTTGCGTACATTCAAGACGATGAGTCCTACTTTGATATGCAAGACAGACGTGAGGTCAGTCGCCAGACGTTCAACGCTCTGTTCCGTCACATCCCCTGCAAGTCGATTCACACCGCCCGCAAGGTTGAAGCGTCGATCTGTTTTGACGAGAACAGGCAAGCGATGGGCGCCAAGGCTCTAGTTGGCGTCACCTACGCTGCGGGTGAGGATGTAATCGTGACCCGTGACGGTGACCTGTTCGGTAATCGTTGGCGTGACGCCCGTCCTGATTTGTCAGGGGTGCAAACCGGTGACATCGCCATGTGGCTAAATCATTGCCGAGAGCTAGTCCCTGAGCCTGCCGAGCTAGATCATATCCTTGATGTGATGGCTTTCAAGGTGCAACACCCTGAGATCAAAGTTAATCATGCGATCCTGCACGCGGGGGATGAAGGTAGTGGCAAGGATACATTCTGGGCGCCATTCATTTGGGCCGTCTGTGGTGACCACTTGAAAAACAGGGGCATCATGGACAACAACTCCGTGAACAGTCAATGGGGCTACCAACTCGAGTCCGAGATCCTGATTATTAACGAACTCAAAGAGCCTGACGCAGCCACCCGTAGGCAACTCGCCAACCAACTCAAACCGATCATTGCGGCCCCGCCTGAGATGTTGCCAATTAATCGCAAGGGCCTACATCCCTATTACATGGCGAACCGCCTGTTTGTGTTGGCTTTTAGCAACGACCCTGTGCCTATCTCGCTTGCATCGCAAGACCGCCGTTGGTTCTGTGTGTGGTCTACCGCACCAAGAATGGACTCCCGCCAAGCCAAGAAAATTTGGGATTGGTACAGGGCAGGCGGTTTTGGCATGATCGCCCGCTTTTTGCGTGACCGTGATGTGTCCCAATTCAACCCGTCTGCACCTCCGATGTGGACAGAGTTCAAAGCAAACCTAGTCGAACACGGTATGTCCATGGCTGAGTCGTATTTGGTTGATATGTTACGAGAGCGCAAGAGCGAATTCGCCCGTGGTGTCATTGGCTCGCCTTTCCATTCTTTGTGCGATCGCCTGGCGGGCCAAGCCCCGAGTGGTGTCAAAGTGCCTCAGGCTGCGTTACTCCATGCACTCAAGGAAGCGGGTTGGGTTGATTGTGGGCGCATCAAATCAAGGGACTATGACACTAAGAAGCACATCTTTGCCTGTCCTGAGATGGCAGACCTTAGCAAGTCGGAACTGCGTAGGATGGTGGAGGAAAACCCACCGCCCAAAATGGTTCTAGTTAAGTAAAAGAAAAGCCCCTTAATCGGGGCTTTTTAGTTAGAGGTCGAGAAGTATGACCAAAAGAGCGCCTATGGCTACGGCGCAGACGGCTATAAGCATGGTTCACCCCCTTGTGCTTTCCAATCGGCTAGATCATCCTCAGCCTGAAACCGTGCATCTGATACCTGTTCAACGTAGGCGGGGCGCCCTGTAGCGTGCTGATATATCAAAGCGTGCTTGAGGGCTACGCTTGGGCTATCGTGCGCGCTAATCAGCGTATTGTGCGCGCTAAATACTTGGTATATGTTCATTTGAATATCCGTTTCTCGACTGTCCCGCCCACTTTGCGGGCGAAGGTTGTAGCATGGGCTTTGGTTGTAAAGCGTCTGCAAGCAAGGGACTCAATGCCCCCGAGGTAGGTTGTATAGGTAACTGACCACATTATTCTGTTTCCTTTATGAAGTGTTCACAGACGCGCTTGAGAATGTCAACCGCCTCAGCGTAATCAATAGCGCCCTCATCCCATTGCGTATAGATGTCGTTCACAGACCCGTGCAGGTCGTCTAGGGGGTTGGTAATCATAGTTCGCTCCGATCTCTGTAAGGGGTGTCTAGTTCGTATGAGTCGCACTCGATGCCATCCGCATCACCAAACATGAACCAATCAGGCTCAAGGCTCAATTGTTTGGTGTGCAGATGTAGCGCTTCAAGGCATCGGCTGCGGGCGGTCTTTTCGGACTTGGAATAAGCCTCAAAGCTGAAATTGCGACTGTCATAATATGCGCGGTAGATTTTCATTCGGTCACCTCTAAGATGGTGGATTGGTCAAAGCCTACGGGCAATTTGCCCCCTACTATTTCCCATTCGCCTTGAAAGAAGGGATATGACTCGACATAGCCCGCCCCAAGGTTGGGGCTTTCTTCCATTTGATACTTGATGAGTTCCCGCGCCGTTTCAACGCTCTCGAGCGTTCCAAGGCTTAGGGATAAGTGGATTTCACAGTCGTCTAAAAATATGGCATAAGTTTTCATTATTGACCCCTTAAATATTGAAGGCTATAAACGCGCCCAAGATTGCGCCAAAGATGCAAGCGCCTACGATGTCCCAAAAAGTTGGTTGTTTGTTCATGGTCAGCCCCTTAAAATTGTAAAAATACAAACGTGCCTTGCGGAGTGTCACCGCAATATGAGCCGTTATCGTTGAGGTAATCGACCACGATCGAATAGGTTGATTCACGAGGGCGATCCATGTCGATCAAGTCCATGACATCGGGATAAGCCTTAAAAATCTCATCCATGGTCATTTCGGCGTACTCGCAACAAATCGCGATTGGATCGAATTCCATGGTTGCGTCGATTTCTTCAAAGTAATCAAACAGGGTTCCAAGCGCTTCGTATGAGAATTGATTGGGGCGAACTTGATCCATTTGAAAGCGGAACTGATCTTTATTTAGAGTCATTTTCATGTGTAGCCCCTTATTAAACAGGTTTGCCGTAGAGATAAGTAACACCCTTGCGAGTCGTAACATCAACACCCAAAGCACGTAAACGGCTCTTGGTTGTGTTGGTTGGATACGCTTTGAGGGTGTTTTCATTGACCATAACCAAACCCGAACGCTGATTGATTAGGGCGATTTCGTGACCATGTAGATAAATGGCGCAATTTACGTCATCAATTGGGCTTACAGAAGTATTATCCAAGCGCCATTTGGCAAGATTTTGAACCGCAGCCACCATCTGTTTTTCGATTTTTCTCATGCTTTTCACCTTAATTTAGTTTATGAAATGGGTAAAACCTAGCCCATAAATAGACTGTAAAACATTTCTTTACATCATGTCAAGCGATATTTGCAAAAAAGATACAAAAAGATTTGTGGGTCATTTTGTGGGTCATGTGGATAGCGTGTGGACAATTTGAAAAGGGGCTGAATTGTCCACAAATCGAGGGTAGAGAGCCTTATAAAACCTAGCTTTTGCTTGGTTTGTGGACAATGTGGACAATAGTTTTAAGGTTATTCAATGGATATCACATATTTATATGTCAGTAGGGCGCACGGTTACAAGTCAGCGACTTAAAAGGGGGTGTCCACATTGTCCACATTGTCCACAATTCGCGCCCCTGCTCTCCGCAATTTGCCAAAAAGTTTTGGGGTTTGTGGGTCATGTGGACAACCTAAAAACTAATTGTCCACATTGTCCACATTGTCCACAAGTACCGCGCCCGCGCTTGTTGGCTACCAACTAAAAACACATTGTCCACATTGTCCACATTGTCCACGCTCTGCCTGGGAGAAGCTCACGCCATGAGCTATTAGGGTAAACCCTAGGTAGCCTAGCTTGGTGCAGCTAGGCCCTAATCTGAGGGCAT